GTCTCCATATTTTTTCTGGTAGTAAGTCATATCTTCAACAGCAACGGAATCTCCATTCATCCATGCTTTATTTGTTAGAAATCCTGGTGTTAGGCCCCACTTACGTTCCATTTGATCTTGTAGAGTAAGTGGTCGATTTGTTTGTTCATCCATCTTCTGTACACCATTTTCTAGCCATGGCTTGTAAGAAAGTCCATTGGCTAGTCCACCTATCTTAGGTGAATATAGTGCGGATAAAGAATCTGAACAGTTCCCCATTTTTGTTTTATTTGACTTCTTTCCAGAAGTTTGGCTAATAATCTCGGAAACTTTTGTAGCAGTTTCTCGAGGTATTGACATTACATATATAAGCATATTTTATTTTTTTTTGCGCCTAGTATTCCTTTATTTAACGTTACTTAGTATAACGTCCCACTATCCTGTTTCAGCTCATTAAGAGATAGGGAATTTGAGCATAGGTTAATTATAACTAACCTGAGATGAATTAGTTTTGAGAATCGTAGATCATCTCACCACAACGAGTTACGTCTTTAATCCAAACACCTGCTGAACCTTTAACAAAGATTTCATAACCATCGATTAGACCACCAGCAACACCTCCCTGAACTGGTCCAGTAGGAGTATGAGTACCGTGTACTACACCATGTGCAAATGAGTTCTTTTCTTTCAACATCATGATATTGTTAGTAGCTCTACCTTCACTAGTACCAGCTCCTCCGAAATCTAGGAAAGTATAACGGAATGAATCAACTGGAATGTTAGCATACTGAGGGTGAGTTTGCTTACAATATTGTCTGTTATCATACATCGGGTTTTTAATGAGTGTTACCTCGATACCTTCTGGTCCTTGATAATGAGTAAACTGTGCGCCGAAAGATAGGTGACGTGGATTTTTACTCAACATCTGAGTAAACATAGTGTCTACTGTTAGGAATGAAGATGCTACAGATGCCAACATATTATGGAACTGAAGTGCAGAATGTTCCTTTAAATTCGTTAGATTTAAAGCGGGAATTTACCCAGCTATATATTACTATATAGAGCAGATCATATCATCGTCTAAATAAATAGACGCTTCTTGTTTCGAACCACTTGGCTCTACGAGCTTTCGCTCTGATCGTTGAACGTCCATATTAACTATATTTATTTGTATTCATAGTTAATAAGTTTCGCTGCTGATTGTCCTTATGCTACTACAACATAGTGGGATGTCCCAGCAATTAAAGAAGTTTTTCGACTATTATCACTAATAGAAGGGCCCACTTTTGTTAAGCCGTAAGTACCGGTCATTGCTACCATTTTACGATCTCCCTCGTTAACTCTAGAGAAGAAGATATTCATTAGATAATCTTTCAATCTATTAACAGTTAGTGCAGAAGAATAAACATCTATCCAACTATCTTTTAACTGTTCTCTAACTCCGTTACCAGTTTTCTTCCAGTACCCTTTGTGACTTGGACGAGTTTGTTTTTTACCAAGCATCATTTGTACTTCCATATCCATGTGGAACTGATCGTACATTACTGCTTCTGCATAAGGAAGAAACTTATCAATTGTTTTATCTGCACCTGTGTTAGGATCTTTGTAGAGGAATTTGATTCCTAGTCTACCTTGATTTCTCCAGGCTTTGTCTGTGATTGACTGCTTTTCTGCAAAGTAAGAAATTTGGTGTTCTAGTTGCATTGAAGCAGGATACTGTTGAGTACCATATTTCTCGTTATATTCTGACTGAATTGTTGTCCAACCTTTAGACAGTTCTTTACCTGGTTCTACCAAATAAGAAGGAATATACTGTGCATTATCATCTCCTTGAAGACGGAATGTGTAGATATATCCATTACCATCCTGGATAGGATCTCCGACTACTTCTAGCGCATAATTGTTATTTTCTGCTAGTAGAACGTCTGGTTCAGCGTAATAATCTAGATCTAATTTAATTTTAAATGGAGTGTTGTTAATACCTAGAATTGTGTTATTAGGTTCTAGATTTTCAACTACTCTTGCTGTTCTGTAATCAGCACCTTGTAGATACCATCTGTATATTTCAGTGTCGATCTCCATAGTATTGATTGAGCCTTTAGCTCCCGTCATACCTATTAGTAGTTTACCACCATTAGTGATAAATCTATTCTGAGATGAGAAGATACGCATTAGTGTATCCTGAAATACATGTGGTTTACCTACACCATCATAAGATGCACCTAGGTACTGAGAGTCAATGAAATTACCACCAAATCCATCGTAGTGTTTAATTATCATTGAACTTCCTGCTGTATTTGCCATAAATTTAAGTTTTTAAAATAATTAATTATTTGAAATTAAGAAAATATTGCACTCCAATCGAAATTGTCAGGAGACGATGTAGAGTGTGAACCAGATACTTTAGACTTAGAATCTGAGAATTTCTCAGCTAATTTTTTCTCTAAGTCTTTAACAGCATTGGTTTTTCCTTTTTTAGACATTCTATCATCTAATACAAATCCTTTCTTTGGATCATAGTCCATTAGTATATCTGCTAGTTGAGTAAAATGCTCTTTGTTTTGCATTATAGATTGTATCACACTATCTATTCTAGATCCTTTTGAATTCTCTGAATAGATAAAGGATTTAATCATACTTTTTCTTTGAGGAGTTAGTTCCATGTTATCTATAATATTATATATCTCCTCTCTTTCTCTTTTTAAGTTCTCTAAGTTACTAGCTTTGAGATGTTGTTCTTTTTTTATAAGCTCTATTCTATTCTGCTCTTGAATACTTTTCAGTTCTACAGCAGTTTCGTATACCTCATCTAGAAACTCTTCTTGTCCTTTTTCTTTCATCAAAGTAAGGAGCTTTTCTATTTTGTCATCTGTATATTGTGTAGTCTGTCTATAGTATTCTCTGATTATTTCATCTTGTATGTATGGATCCTCTAAATCTGCCGTAGACACATCTACTGGATCCATCATATAAGTTTGGAGAAACTCCTTTACAGAACTACCTCCTGTTAAACCATAATGAAGTATTGGTTTAAAATCGTCTGGTAATTGATTCCACAATGAAAGAGCTACTGCTTTTTGCTGATTAACTGCAGTTTGTTCCATAGCAGACGACAATCCTTTTGCTGTACCATCGAACACATAATCATCATCAGTAAGAAGCATATTGTTCTCCACTAAGAAATCATAATATTCTTTAATACCTTCAACAGGTGTTGGATCTGATTCAGTATCTGATTTTGAATTAGGATCGGGTTCTGGATCTGATTCAGTGTTTGGTTCAGCGTCTGGCTCTGGGTTAGGATCTGGCTCTGGGTTAGGATCTGGTTCTTGTCCTGATTTCTCCAGTCCTTCTATCATGTCTTCGTCATCATAGGTAAAATCGTTACCTCCTGACAATAGATCTTCTAATGATTCTGTGCTCATAGTCGGTGCAAAATTAAATTTTTATTATGTTCTTTTAAAATCAATTAAGTATTAATAGCCGATTTTTTGAGATCGGCTATATTCCTTACGATTTTTTTGTACTAGTAGGCTTGTTAGCCTGTTTCTTTTTTATTTCTAATTCCTTCTCTTTAAGTTCTTTAGTTTGACGTAATTTGTCTTTTTCTAAAGCTAGTTTGTCAGCAGACATTTTAATTTGTGCTTTAAGTTTTTCTATCTCTAAGGGATCAGGTACACCATTATTATCGGCATCTAGATCCATCTGATATTTGAATACATCAATCTCTGCCTTCTTAATAGTAGTTTCTGCTCTGAGTGTTTCAATTTCCATAGCATTCTCATGTTCCTTATCAAGTATTTGCATCTGATTAGTAAGCTGTTGTTGTAATATCTGCTGTTGTTGTTGAGCTTCCATCTGTTGTTGTTGCTCAATTCTTTGCTGCATTTCTTTCTCAGATTGTGCAATAGTTCTCTTAAATTCAGAAAGAGATGAAGTTTGGAATAAGTCAAGTAGATCAGAAAATTTAGCCTTATCATTCTGTAATAATTCTAACATATGCTGCTTAGCAAATTCAAATGCATCATGTTGCTTAGAGGATTCTAATACAAATACTCCCATTTGGCCAAATGATAGTTCACCTGGTTTTATATTAAGAGTCTGAACAGATAAATCATCTAATATCCATTGAAAGTTCATTTCCTTATATTGGAATGTGTACGCTGCAGTTTCTAATAGGGAATTATAAATATCTTCCCACAATGTATTATGTAAGTAGAAATAAGACTCGGTTATAACTGCTGATTGATTTAAGTTTTGTTGCGCATTAGTAACAGCTTCAGTAGAAGAAGTTTGTCCTTCTCTTTGTTTATTAACACCAGCTACATCTGCTATTTGAAAATCTAGATTTTGTAATAGTTGTACATAATTCATTATATGTTGCATATTAGATCTAGATACCACACTAGCTGGATTACCTCTCTGTGCTGATCCTGGTCTTTCTGCATTCTGTAATGGGTTATAGAAGTTCAAGTCCATATTCTCTATATAGTACATCACCTTGTCCACATCCATGTTCTCTGGCATTTGCGTAGTATCTAGGTTTAGTAATTGTCCTTTATCTCTTGCTATAAGATGCTTTAATTTATGCATTACAATAAAATATAGATACTGGAATGGTTTCATTCTAGATACCATAGAGCAAGATGTGGCGTTCATGTTAGAGTAAACTACTCCGTGATATCCTAACTTTACTCTTTGTGGATTGGCTACGGAACGAATTTGATAGGGCTTTGGTCCTATCTTACAATACATATCTTCGTTAATCTTTATACCTGACCATACTTGTGTAACCCATTGGAATTTTAACATACTGTCATCCCATACATACACAGTCTTCTTGGCTCCCCATTCATCACTTATTTGTTCCACTTCTGCGTATTCAGGAACTATAAAATCTTCAGTAACCATAATAGTTTCCTCATCACCGAATTCATTTAATTGGGTAAGATAACCTATCTTAGCTTCTGACTGCCACTCTACATGTGTAACTAAATGGTCTTCTGTAGTAGTTCTTCCATAGTTACCATCTAATGGCGTAGTTAACGCTGCATTTTGAAATTTTAAATGTGTATTAGAAAATGGATACACCATCATATCAGATGGTTCAAATTTTCCACCTGATGACATGGGAGCATATTGTACTCTATCTATTTCCTCCTTAGTTAAATAATCGCCAAACAAATTTAAAACATCTAATGTAGACATCTTAACTCTGTAGCCAGCATACATACCATCTTGTATATACTTAGTTTCTGCAGATTTATGATAAAATAAAGCAAGAGGATTAAGTACATTTACAGTAGGGTACTCCTGTTCTATTCCTACCCATGCTGCTTCTACATCTGATATAAGTCCGTGTTTAAATGTATCATTCTTTTTAGACTTTTAATCAAGAGACTGTGTTAAATAGTTAAGCAACTTATTAGCAACTATCTCTGCAGATTCTTGGTAAGTGGTATTTAAATACTTATCAATTAAATTAGGCAATAATGCACTGTCTACTATTTCTTGTATCTGCTGCTGTATTTGTTGCTGCATTTGTTGCGCTTGCTCTGGTGGAATCTCTCCTTGTTGTGCTTGTTGTTGCATAACAATTTGTTGTGCTTCCATCTGTGCTTGCTGCATCATAGCATTTATATACTGCTCCAGCATATCGTCTCTTTTTTTCAATTTAGACTTTATGCCGTCTTCTGATAGTAGTACTGCTTTATATGAAGAAGGTCTTCTAAGTTCTTCTCCTAAAAGAACTTGAACCTTATTTGGTATCTTATTATATGGTTTTATCTCATCTTCTATTTGACCTACTTGTATTCCTAATGGATTACATTCAGCTTCAAAATCTTTCTGATTTAATATATTATTAAATAGCTTATAATTTTTCTCCATTTCTTCATATGAAGTGGACATAGAAGGGACAAACGCATGATACTTGGTTATATAATCGATTATATCCTTACCCCACTGCGAACCATCTGCTAGCTTTTTCGACAGCGGGAGTCTCTGAATCGGAAAGGGCGTTTGTTGCAACATTTCTAAATAAATTTTTATTG